ATTGAATCGCTCGCTATCGAAAGACTCTCGCCCTTCTCTCTTGGCGCGATCGACCTGTGATTCGTATAAGCTCACCTCAGATTCCTCGCGCTCCAAGCGGGCTCGCATCCGCTCGAATGCGTCTCTATCGCGCTGCAAGCTTTTTCGCATGTTCACAAGGCACTCCTCATGCCACTTCACGGGCATCTTCATGCTTCGTCGTCCTCGTCTAGGAGTGGGTTGATGTCGATTCCGCTAAGCAGCATGCGCATGGTACCGACGGCTCCCAGCTCTTCGTTGCTTTCCTCACAGAGTTTGAGCAGCCTCTCCATGGCCCGCTTCTCGGCGGCGCGCTGCAGTTCGATGAGTTCTTCGCAGGATCGGCAGTAGTCGGTCTTGCAAATGCGGTGCGGTTCATTTCCGACGATGGTGGCGCAGGCTTCGTTCGCCGCCTTCTCGCGTTCGCTCTTGAGGCTCATTACTCTGTTCCTCTATCCTTCGCGGCGAACCACCAGAACTTCCCGTCCTTGACGGATCGCCACTCTTCCCAGAGCGCAGCCCAGCGCTCTCGCACGTCTTCTCCGTCGCATGCTTCGCACACAAGAGGGTTTCCTCCTGCGCGACGCATGTCGTTTGTGTATACGAACCGGAACGAGTCGCCTGGCTTGAAGCGGTGTCCGCATAGGTTGCACCGGAATTTTGATCTGTGTCCGTTCCAGGGCAGCGCGCAGACCTCATCGGTGGCAATGTGCGTCTTCCCATCTATTAGGCTCATTTCACACTCTCCGACAGGTATTCGACGAAGGACTTGGCCGACAGGTAGGTGAGCACCAGCATGATCGCGGTGAGGATCCAGAGTTCTGGGGATTTGCGGATGGGGTTGCTCATTGGTTCTCCTCAGCGAGCGCCAGTGCGTCTTGTGCGTTCTTGACGGTCATCAGCAAGGCACCCAGGACTTCTGGGGAGCCAGGCTTGTCGAGGTTGCTCGTGGTTTCCGAGTAGTGCTCCAGCATCACCAGACATCCCCTCAGCGCCTCCACGAGAGCGGGCACTGCGTTGTGCTCGCGGGCGATCTGCTGGGCGTAGCTGCTATTTCTGCCATCCGCGATCGGCATGGACTTCGAATCTCTGATGGTTACGAGGCTGCCGAGCATGTCAGGGTGGACTTTCCACTTCTCGCTCATGCTGTCTCCCTGCGGCATCGCCGCTCAGTCGCAACGCTCAGTAAATCTTGAATCCGCCGCACTCATACAGGAACTCGGCGAACTGCCCGATGGTTTCCGTGTCTAACGGGTAATCCGCAGATTCGCCGCGCGTCTCGTAGTCTGCGATGTACTCCGCAGTGCGGCCGCTTATGAGCTCTTTGCGAAGGGCCATACTCAACGCCTTCGAATCCTCATCGTTCAGACCGTCGGCATCGTTCGAATGCCAGTAACGACACTTCGAAGTGATCTCGGGCGAGACATGGCACACATAGTTGGCCAGAGCTCGCCAGTGCCACCAGTTAGAGTTCCATCCTCGGTTGAAGTCGTCAGGGTGCGCCTGCGCTTCCAGATTGACACCCATGCTCACTCTCCCCTCTGCGCGCGCTCGCGCTGGTCGCGGACAAATCGGTATCGGTCTCGCTTGAGCTCCACTCTCAATCCCTGTGGCGTTGCGAGAGATGGATGCACAAGGGCGAGGGTTTCGGGATCCACGCTCCACTGATCGGACACGTAGAACTCCCGAACGGCGCGCTGGATTCCTTGGATGGTTCCCGCGCTCGCAAGGAGTCGCTCTTTGGGAGCCATCTCAGCAGCCCTCCGCGGCGACGCGAACGAGTTCACGGAAACGCTGCTCTGTCGTTCCCGGCTCGAACGCGATGGGGTGCTGATCGGCGACAAGCTGCCGATCAAACGCCGCTCGGTCCTCAGGGCTCATGCATTGGTGAAACTGCCACATCGCCGCGGCCGACGGACTTTCTCCCGAACGAACGCGCCTCACTGCTTCCGCTACGTGATCCATGCTCGAACCTCCCTCGCGGGTGCGTTGCCCGCGCTGCCATTGAGCCGAGTAGCCAGCCCGGGAATCCCTCGGACGGCAGCCCGAGAGATCCGCGTGCGTTCTACTCCAAACTTCCTGATTCAGCCGATTCGTATGCCAGGGTCGTGAGCTCCGCCTTGGTTCAACCTCTGCAATCGATAGACCCGCGTTCCGCTGGGAATCCCTGGCCAAATCCGATCGCGTTCCCAGCCCAACTCATTTGAGGCTTCGTGCTCGCTTCGGAACACCAGCGCACCGCTCGGTAGACCTCTCTTGGGGCGCTTGTAGAAGTGGAGCCCTCCCCCACGGTCGCATAGGACCTCAGTCTGAGAACCGATGTAGTAGGGGTATCCGATCGAATCAGTCATACTCTTGGCCTCCTATTGCTCAGTGCAACCAAACTTCTCACAGCCTACCACAGCCCCTCCGAATGCGCAAGCGGCGAGCAGGTGGGGAGGTGCTGGGAGCATTCTGAGGGTCGCTCTCAACTGAGGGCGGTTTTTTGGTATGGTTGGTGCATACTACACTAGTTTGTGTGTCTTTTTAGGACTTGAGAGTCCTAGGGGGCGCTGAAACGAGCGGATTCGGGGTCTAGGCGTTTGGGTGTGGTTAGAAATGAGAGTGAGGCACAAATGGAGTTACTAGGGGTGAGTCACTCTCGTCACCGGAGTTTCGCCTCATTTGCTCCCCTCCAAACTGGCCCTAAGTGGTTGACTTTGCTGGTCAATCTGGTAGGCTCTGGAAGTGGGTGGGCGAAAGGTCGAAAAACGAGTCACTCGGCGGTCGGTTGGTGGAGTTTTTGGGTCGGTTGGTGGCCTGTTGGGGGGTAGCTAGTGGGCGGTTGGCGGGTGGTAGGGTCGAAGGGAGGCTTAGGGGGTCGGTCAAGGCGGGTTGGAGCGGTCGGGGAGCTGGTGGGGTTCTGTGAGAGCCCAGCGGGAGGGTATAGTCTAATTTTGTTAGTTAGTTATATTTATACGCGCGCGCGAGACTTTCTCAAAACTTTCTCATTCGCTCGGGAAAATTCGCTTTCGAAAATCGACGTCGCGAGAGGGCTCCGGACACACTTCCACGTCCGAACCATCGGGGACGTGAGGTCAGCCTGATTTTGTCAAGCTAGCAGTGAGGGTAGGTAGGCGGTAAGCTACTTAGACCAACCGACAATGAGGTGTGGCCTTCCCTTTGAGGGTATGTTGGCGGCACACAGAAGTCGGGTGGGGCACACTAACTTACCGCAAACGACCGAAGGGACCCTCATGACAGACAGACAGAATGCGAAGCACATCGGAATGCAGCTCGTCGGCGCTCTGGTCTGCTACGGCCCGCAGACTTGCCGCCATCTCCAGGAGGCTTCGGGGCTCAGCGAAGCTCACTTCCATCTCGGCTGGCGTTGGGCCACCGCAACGACACGCACGCTGATCGCAGAGCGCTGCCTCAACAAGCGCTCTCGAGCCGAGTGGATGCACTGGGGCTACCGGGCGACCAATGCTGGCCGGCTCGCGCTCGCTGAGCCTGACTGGGCCGACATTCGGAACCAGTTTGAAATCGCTCTGCCCATCGAGCTCGAGAACGAGAAGGCTGACGGCCGAGGCGAGTTCTCGGGCCGCCCTCCGGTAATCGCCCCGTGTCCGCAGCTCAACCTCTCCCAAGGTCCCCCAAGCTTGAAGCTGCTGGCGATGGAGCTCACTGACCTCCGCAGCTCATGGCGAGCGCACTGCGAGAAGGCTGAGGCCATGCGGGCTAGGACCGAGAGCGCCTGTGCCATCGCCGCTCGGCTCGGCATCCGCATCCCAACCCGCTAGCCCGCTAACCCTCAACCAGCGCCCTAGCCCTGCCCTCATCGCAGCCTAGGGCGCTGTCCTCACCCTCCGCTCGCCTGATCGCCCGTCCTGCGCCATCCTCGTGCGTTTCGTTAGTGACTCTCACCCTGTAGGGCCGAGGGAGGGGACCACCCCCCACACTCGCCTTCGAGTTGACGTAAAGCACCCCCAAATCAAGACCTAGATTCTAGGGATTCACTTGCACATTCCCTGCTACTCCGCTAACCTAACCCCCACTAGCCAAAGGAGAACACCCAGCAATGGCAACCATCCCGATCCCTGGCGCCCGCCCCCTCGAGCCCCGCCCCCTCTGGCCAAGCCAGCACTTCTCGAACGAAACCGAGGTCCTGCTCCACATGCTGATCCAGCACGGCTGGCAGACCGCTCAGCGCCTCCAGAGCACAGCCCCTCACTTCACGCTCCGCTCGGTAGCCCAGGCAATCCAGCGAGGAATCGAGCAGGGGACGATCCGCCCGGTAGCGAAGAGCGGCACCGCTCGAGACATCTACCGCATCACCAACAAGGGTCGCTGGGCTCTTCGAGAGCACTGGGCTTGGCGCATGCGCTATGAGGCCGAGCAGTTCCCCGACGACACCGAGGACGGCTGGGGCATGCTGATCCACAAAGGCCGAGTCTCGATACCCCAGCACCTGCAGAGTTGACGGTCCCTTCGAGCTGAGCCACAATCAGCCCGTCACTGCGATGACATCCTTCGTGCTAGGCAAGGGGACGAGCTCCCAAGGACCCCCCCAAAGAGCTTGTCCCCTTCGCTTTTCTTGACCTACCCACTACCTGCTCGTTACTCTCCCCTGCGTGGACTTCGACTCAGACGAGCTCGACGATCAGGAAGAGCGGAACCCAATCCGCCATCCGCTCCGTCTTCCGGCCTACGTAGACCGTCAGCAGGAGTTCCATGACTACGCCTTAGCAATGGCTGAGGTGAAAGGCGCGGACCTCGAAGACCTAGCAGCTCGCCTCGGTGTCCCCCTCGACACGTTGGCAGAGCGCCGAAGCAGCAGTGACTTCCGGCAGGTGCGCCAGCGAGTGCACCAGAGCACGATGGCGGCCTCAGTCTGCCGGGTGAAGCTGGCCGAGCGACAAGTAGAGCTACTCGAAGCCATGCTCGCGATCGCCCTGACACCGGGCAAAGAGCAAGCCAAGATGCTCCTGGGCCTCAAGGACTCGATCATCCCCTCTGCGCTCAGCCGCAGCCTCACCAACCTGGCCAACGCCTCTGCCACCACTCAAACCTCCCTAGGTGCCTCTATGGCCGCCTACGTCGAGAAGATGGCTCAAGTAGAGGCCCCCAAGCGCACCATCGACACTGAGATCCTCAGCGGCAAGGCAGCTCTCCCCACGGCCACTCGACTGAAGCCCGAGAGCAGCGATGACGACCGCTAGCGAAATCCTCTTCGACATGGGCGAGTCGCAGGGCCGCCCCAGCGAACTCACCCACACGCAGCGCAAACTGATGCGGGCCAACCTCGAAGGCTCCCTCTACCAGTTCTGCTCCCTCGTGCTCGGCTACGGCGACCTCAACCCCCAACTACACGGCGAACTCTGCACCTACATTGAGAGCTGGGGCGAGAAGAACCGGGATCGGCTGATGAGTCAGATTCCCCGAGGGCATCTCAAGTCGAGCGTTGGCACGATCGCTAACGCCCTTTGGCAGATCCTGAAGGAGCCCGACAAGCCCATCGCGATCATCAACGCAGCCGAGAACAACGCTACCAACTGGCTGCGAGCGATCCGCTCGGTCCTCGAGCGCTCCGAATGGATCAGCGAACTGTGGCCCGAGATCCTCCCCCGAGGAGTCAGCCGTCACGACGAGCTGAGCCGCCCTCAGTCGCTCAAGTGGTCCGACAGCGAGATCGAACTAGAAGGGCGGCGCATCGGCGACCCTGAGCCCTCCATCAGCGCCTGGGGTATGGGCTCCGGTGTGGTCGGCCACCACTGGCCCAAGATCATCCTCGACGACATCATCGGCAACCGAGAGCGGGACTCCCAAGCCGAGATGCAGCGAGCGAAGAACTGGGTGCTCGCGCACACCGCTTTGATGCGCCCAGCCGAGAGCGGCCTCGTCTACGTCAACTGCACGCCCTGGACGTACGATGATGTCTACGCCTTGCTGCTCCTCAAGTACGGCTACGTGCTCTACCGAAGGGCGGCTCTCGAGAAGCCCGACCGAACTCCCTCGCTAGGCGGAGATCCAATCCTGCCCGAGCTCTTTAGCCGAGAGAGCCTGATGCGCATCTACTGGGCCAACCCAACCTCCTTCCTCGCCCAGTACATGACCAACCCCGTCCCCGGCGAAGACCAAGCCTTCGACATCGAGACGGTCCGCTACTTCCAAATCCACCGAGACGAGGAAGGCCCCCGTACGATCGAGATCGAGCCCGACTCCCACAAGCCGAGGCGGAGCGCCCAGCACGAGCCCCTCACCGCCCCCCGCTTCGTTCGCCTGAACCAGCTCAACGTGGCCTGCTTCCTCGACCCAGCGCCGGCTGAGAGCTCCGACCGAAAGCGGGAGCCCAATGCCCGCAACGGCCTACTGGTCGAAGGCATCGACCCCTGGGGCCGCCGCTACATCCTCTACGCGAAGGGGCTCCTCTGTCGCCCTATCGACGTCATCCACGAGGTCTTCAAACTCTCTCGCCTCTTCGGCTACTCAAAGGTCTACATCGAAGAGGTCAACTTCAGCACACTCTACCGACATTGGATTCAAGACCTACAGGGTCCTGGCCGCACCTACCAGGACTACAACCTCAGCTCAATTCCACTCAAGCCAGGCAGAACCAACAAAGACACACGCATTCGAGACAAGATCAACGGGTGGGATGATGGGGTGTACTACCTGAACCGCCGCAACACCGACGACTTCTTCGAGGAGTTCAGTCAGTACCCCTACTCCCGCACCCGGGACCTCCTAGACGCGCTCGCCTACGACAAGGCACTCGTCAGACCACTCACCGATGAGGAAGAGCAGGAAGCAATGTATGGAGCAATGAGCCGAAGCAAGCTGGGGATGGACCCAGTGACGGGTTACTGATGGACGCTCAAATCATAGGCCGCAGCGCCCAAGGCGGCCGAGTCATCAAGGTCCTAGTGCCATTCGCAGTGGCAGAGATCGCCCGTGAGATCACCGACCTTGTCGAACTGGGGGAGCTCGACGAGGAAACCACTGCGAGGGACCGATGGCTCAGCCAAGTGCAGCCCCACATCGACAAGGCTCTGGACGGTCTCGAGACGAACTGGCTACTCGACCAGATCGTCCTCGCTACTGCGCGATCAATCTCCACCCTCAAGCATCCAACCCGAGTCGTCCTCCCATCCGCGGTGCCGGTCGCCTCGTTCAACCGCTCGCAGCGGCGCGCACTCGGATCTTCGTCCCGAGGTCAGCATTGAGCCAGTACGAAGAGCAGGGCTGGTGTGCTACTGGAGGCTCGCAGCCCGGCCCCCTAGGAACCGAACTACTCGAACTCACACAGCAGGAGAATGACAATGGCTGAGCAAGGCTTCCTTGAAATGCCCAAGCGACCCTCCCTCGAAGACCTCATCGTGTTCTTCCACGCACAGCCCGGCGTTGAGTACCTCCTTTGCGCCGTGCAGCACCAGATCGACGCAGGCAAAGCCGAGAACGGCGGCTGGCGAACCCTCCCAGGCGCCCCCTACGCCAAGGTCGACGGCCAGGACTGCGTCCTCATGTACCGAGGTGAGGTCCTCCAAGGCGCCTCAGTCCAAACCACTACCCCTCGCTTTTTCTTCGACCCGATCCTCCCAAGCGAGTGGTTCGCCGAGACCAACGGCCACGCCAAGACCAACGGGCAGCCTCAGGGGCGGAAGGGACAGTAGTGGCCAACCTGCTGGCTGAACCAGGCCAAGCTCTCAACGTCGACCGCTTGAAGCTCGAGCCCCACATGAGGGAGCTGCTCGAGTACGCCAAGAGCGTGCACGAGTACCTCTTCAAGTGCATCCCGACCCTCTGGGACTGGTACTACGCGAAGCCAGCGTCAGCGACTCGCAACACGCCCTTCCAGGACGCCAGCAACATCGTCTACCCCCTGATCCGCACGCACTTGGACCAGATCCACGCTCAGCGTCACCAGTCCCTCATCCCCACCGAGCGCATCTGGATCCACAGCACCGACAACGAGGACCAGGGCAGCCCAGCCGACGACATGGGTCGCCAGGTCGCCAAGTTCCTCAGCGACGAGGGCTCAGTCCGCCGAGTGTTCGACCTGAGCGGCACCCTCTACGACGTCACCCGTGAGAGCGAGGTCCTGAACGAGAGCATCTTCCGCCTTATGTGGGGGCCGAAGGACAAGTGGCGCTTCGCCCCTGGCAACGGCAAGCCCCGCCTCCAGAAGGTGCGCGTGAGCCACGGCCCCTCTCTCCAACACATTCCCCGCCAGAACATCATGTGGCAGCCCGGCTGCTCGATCGACGAGTCCCCCTGGGTGATTCGTGAGGTGCCGATGTACCGGCAGGAGATCGAGACCATCGCAGCCAACAAGGGCTGGGACAAGAAGGCGGTAGAGAAGCTCCTCAAGACCGAGCCCGACCTTCCCGCCCTCAACAGCAATCTCGAAGGCAGCAAAGGCTTCGGCCCCGTCCCCGCTAGCCGCATGTTCGCCCCCTACTGCATCTACGAAGTCCTGGTCGAGTTCCCCATGACCAAGGGCATTCAGCCGATGGAGAACCCCGACAACAAGACCGGCGGCAAGCTCTACCCGCCCTTGCTGATCTGGCTCGACCGAGAGGGCAACCTCCTCTACGTCGGCACCTACCCCTACCCCACCTTCGGTTGGAACTACTACCAGCTCAGCCGCAGCGCAGCGAGCGGCATGGCCCATGACCAAGGTGGGGCGGAGATGCTCGAGCACCTTCAGCGGGGCGTCACCACAATGCTCAACCAAGCCATCGACGCCATCACACTCAACAACTCAATCATGGGCTTCACCCGCGACCGCAACCTGATCGGCAAGCCCTTCGTGCCGGGTCAGTGGATTCACACCGACGACATCGAAGGAATCCGCACTGACCTTCGCAAGCTGCCCATCGTGCAGCCCAACGTCCAAGTCATGCAGGTCCTCTTCGCCGGTGCCGAGCGCATCATGGGCACCAGTGACCCCTTCTTCGGCCGAGAGAGCCGTCTGGGCGGCCACCCCAGCCCAGCCACCAACCTGATCGCCATGCTCCAGCAGGGCTCCCTCAAGCTGAAGCTCAACCTCACCCGAGACCGAGAGACCCTCTCCCGCCTCGGCAACGACCTCAAAGCCTTCTACGAGTCCTACGCTGAGCCAGACGCCCTTCGCCTACAGCGCCGCTACGGCACCGAGGACGCCCGGTTCCTCCTTCGCTGGCTGCGCCCCCAAGACGAAGGCGACCTCGCCTCCTTCGACATCGCAGCCATCGACGACTCCATGAACCCCGAGAGCGAGATGCAGAAGCAGATCATGATCGATCAGCTCGCTGCCTCCTACATCGCCCGGGTTCTCGAGGCCATGCAGAACATCCCACCTGCCGCGCAGCAGTTCCCCGAACTCGGCCAAGCCCTCGCTCAAGCCATTCAAATCTTCAGCGAGAGCTACAAGCGAGTACTAGAAGCAGCCAACATTGACGACCCAGAAACCTTCATGATCCGAATCAAGGGACTCGAAGATGCCACCAAACAGTCCATCGACCGAATGGGAGAGACAGCTACCAGCGCACTGGCAAGCCTTTCAGCGGCTAACCCGGCAGCAGGAATTCCAGCAGTGCCTAACGGAGTTGGCCTCTAGGCTCCAAGTCAAACACATCACCGAAGACGACCAACGGACCCAGGACCGAATCAAAGGCCAGTACGAGCTCTGCTGCTGGCTCCTCACCGGCACGGTCCCCCACCAAGCCCAAGCAGAGCTCAGCATTGACCTGACCAAAACCCAAAAACCGCAGGAGTACATGGCATGGCTACCCAAGCGCGATTCTACAAGCAGCTAGCTCAGCAGCAGCAGGAAGGCGGTGACCCCGCTCCGAAGGCCACCGACGGCCTGGGCCGCGAGGAATTCACCAACATCATGGGCCAGGTGGTCGACGTGCTCGCTCGCGTCGAGCACAGCATCAAGGAGAGCCGGCAGCCCCGCTCCGAGCCGACCCCGGCTCCCGCCCCCAAGCCCACCCCCCAGCCGAAGCCCCAAGCGAGCGCAGCCGATGCCGTGAACGCCCTCCTAGCCGGCGACATCGAACCCCTCAAGGGCCTCCTCCAGGGTCAGCAGATGGACCCAGGCGAGTTCGGCCAGATGAAGGAGAAGCTGGACCAGCTCGTCCAGTTCGCCACTCTCCAGGCCACCGAGGCGATCCCCCAAAACGAGGCCCACTTCCGCCAGCAGGTAGACACCAAGTACGGCGAAGGCGCCTACGACAAGATCTTCAAGGAGGGGGTTGACGCCAAGTTCGAGGGGCAGCCCGGCCTCCGAGCCAACCGAACCCACTTCGCCAACGTCGTCAACCTCGTAGCCGGCGAGCGCATCGACGACCTCGTCGCCCACAAAGCCGAGGCTGACGCAGCAGCGAAGGAAGCTGCAAGCAAGAAAGAGGCCGAACAGGCCCAGTATCCCTTCATGCTTGGCGGCGGAGTTCCTATATCCATGAAAGAGGGCAAAGTGCAATTCGACGCCGAAGACGAGCAGTGGATGCAGCGCTACGAACTGGTCAACGGAGAGCCGTTCGACCGAGAGGGCGCCTCGAAGATGATGGGCGCTCTGGCCCAGACCAGCGCCGGCAAGCCCATGCTGAGCGCGAGCATCGACGAGCTCGACAAGTTCTTCCCCGCCGCTGAGGAGTCGCAGTCATGAACCCCGGAGCGAAGCGTGAGTGGGCGAAGCCCATGGACCCCAACGCGATGGGCGCAAAGCCCTGGGGCAACTGGAAGGGCAAGGGCGAGATCTGGAACATCATCGGCCGACAGCCCGGCTGGCACTACACGATCGCCACCGACCACAACGTGCGCTCCCTCCAGATTCGCGGCTACGAGCGCTGCGACGGCTCGAAGGAGCGCTTCGTCGGCTGGGGTCAGCTCAACCCCCGTTCTGGTCAGCCCGACACGAACGGCGAGATGGTGCTCGAAGGCAAGTACCTCATGCGGATCCCCTCCGAGGAGTACGCCCGGTTCCGCCGCCAGAAGGCCGAGGCCCGCCGAGCGGAGATGGACCTCCCCACAACCACGATCCTCGAGCGCAACCCCGTCGAGGCTCAGACGCTCCGAGGTCGCAAGCCGGGCTACGTCCCGCAGGGCGGCAATGTTTTCTTCAAGGACCCCGATCACGGGGACAACGGCTACCAAATCCAGGAGGTGAATCGTGGCGAAGGGTGATCTGATCCTTCCGGATCCTGACGACTACGGACCCTACATTCGGGTCGAGTACTTTCCTCTCAACGCGAGCGAGTCCTTTGCTCCCGGTGAGCCGGTCTACCTCAACAGCGACGGCGAGGTGCAGGAGAGCGGTGACGACCCGACTGTGGTCACCTTTCTCGGCGTCGCAATTACCTCAGGTGACACCGCCCGGTCGAGCGACCCTGTTGGCTCCTTCGTCCGCCGGATCGGCCAGTATCAAATCACTGGGGACGGCTTCACCCCAACGACCAGCGACATGGTCGCCGTGGCAGTCTGCATGCCTGGTGCCTCGATCAAGTGCCGCAACTTCGCGACGGACGGAGCTGGCACGGCAGCAACCCCAACGCAGGCCAACGCCATTGGCGAGACTGCTGGCTTCACCCTCGACGGTTCCGGCAACTACTCCATCGACACAGGCGTGACGGCAGCTCGAGAGATGCTCCAGATCGTCGAAGTCCTCGACGACAATGGACAGAACATCGTGTTCTCGGGCGGCACTGGCACTCAGGTCAGAGCCATCGTGGTCGAGAACCAGTTCACCGTGACGCCTTCGTAAGGAGCCTCCAACAATGGCCATCTTCACTTCAGGGCAAGGCCCGAACATTGTCGACACCAAGCCCTACGAGATCTTCTTCATGACGCACCGTCAGAACCCGAAGAGCTACACCCAGCTCTTCCGGACCAAGACGGTCACGCAGGCGTTCGTGGAGAACCTCCGCTTCAGCAGTGTCGGCCGCTTCCTCACCAAGAACGAAGGAACACCGGTTCAGTACGACATCCCGGTGCAGGGCCAGGTCACCCGGACGACCATCTCGACCTTCGCCCTTGGCGTTCAGATGACCATGGAAGCTCAGATGGACGCTCAGTTCGACGTCCTGAACCGACAGGTCGAGGGCCTCACGCGCTCGCAGATCGACCACGAAGAGCGCCTCTGCTGGGGCATGATCGGCGACATGTTCAGCGGCTCCTCGACCGGCCTGGGCCTCGACGGTCTCTCGATCGTCAACACGGCCCACACGCTGCTCAAGCCCCCGACGGCCTCGATCACGACCCAGAGCAACGAGCTCAGCCCGGGCGCCCCGCTCGACGTCGACTCGCTCGAGGCGGCTCTCATCATCGGCGAGACGCAGCTCTCCGAGGAAGGTCACCAGGTCGGCAAGTCGCTCCAGTTCCGCTTCCTCGTCACCCCCTCGAGCCTGATGCACGTCGCATGGACGCTGCTCAACACAACGGGCCGGCCGGGCGGCAACCTGAACGACGCCAGCACGCTGACCAAGTACGGCATGACGCCGGTCTCAAGCCCCTACCTGAACGACATCGACACGAATGACTGGTCCATCATGGCGGCCCCCGGTTCGAACGGCCTCACCTACCTGAGCCGCATGCGCCCCACAATGAGCCGCTCGATCGACGCCGACACGGGCAACCGCAAGTTCCGCCAGATCTACCGCGGCAACGTGCAGCACACCAGCCCGCTCGGTCTCGGCATCGTCGGGTCGCAGGTCTGAGCCATGCCGAAGGGGCAGCACACCAAGTCCAAGAAGCAGGTGGGCTACCTGCTGAGCAAGGGCTCCCCGCTTAGCGCAGCTCAGCAGCAGAAGCTCAAGAGCGAACTCCACAGCGGCCAGGTCAAGGTCCGCAAAGGGCCGAGTTCGAAGGGAGGCAAGAAGAAGTGACCCGCAATCGAATCTGGCTCTGGCTCGGCCTGCTCGCTGCTGGCTGCTCCGTAGCCTACGCAGCGACCTACAACCGAGTCCCGACAGCCACCTTCGCGACCGCCTCGACCAACTGCGGCACCGAAACGGGCAACACCTGCTGGGTGACTGACTGCAACTCGAGTACCAACTGCACCGCCGGTAGCGGCGCCAACGCCGTCATGATGCTCTACAACGGCTCAAGCTGGATCCACATGGCGGATGACGCCGCGGGAGCCTTCACCAGCATCGCTTCTACCACCGCGGACACTTTCACCTTCGATAGCGATGGCAACGCCACGGTCCTCGACGCAGCCACCAACGACAACGCCATCACGATCACCCGGGCCGACTCAGGCTCAGTCAGCTTCACCTGTGCCGACGACGACACCGATGCCCTCTGCATCTACGACAGCGGTGGAGCCGCAGCAGTTCAGGTAGGTAGTGGTGACACCACATCCGTCACCGTCGTCACAGACAGCACCGGCGACGACGAAGTCATCCTCCCCAACTCCACCATCGGCCCTGACGAAGTGGGCGCCAACATGCTCGTCTGGGGGATCTTCTGCGGCGACCTGCCCAACAACACGACCAACTACACCAGCCCTGTCACGGGCTACGCGAGCGGCCCCTTCTACGCAGGCGGCCTCACCGCCAACGATCTCGACTACACCCTCGCGGGGACTGGCTGCGCTGCTGAAGACAACACCACAGAGGCCACTGCCGATGAGGTGATGTTCGCCGACGTGGCAGCCAAGGTGGTCGGCATGTACTGCCAGGTCACGGGTTCGGGCTCCAACGGCGTTACCTTGCATGTGCGCACGGCCGCAGGGGCCACAACCCCCGACGTCACCTGCACGATCGCAACGGCCACGACGGGCTGCTTCGCTGCGACCCCGACCACGACCGACATCGCAGCGGGTGCGACTGTAGCGGTCTCCGCAGTCACCACTGAAGATCTGAGCACCCAGGACTACTGGTGCATGGTGCAGTTCGCGCTTCAGGACTAACCGACCGAATGGGCCGAGTGGCCTGCGGGACTGGCCCACCCGCTAACCGAGGAGGGTTTGGCCCATGTTCGAGAATGGCGACTACTGCCGCTTCCAGGACTTGCCCGAGGTTGTCCGCGGTACCGACACGAGCGGCGCCGGCCGTATTGTCTCCGGCACCACCCCAAAGCGCTTTGGCGGCTGCCCCCCGGCGGTGGAGCTCTTCGACCGCTGGCTTCACGTCACCTACGACTTCTCCAAGCCCAGCCTCGAGGAGGAGTGGGTCGACAACCCGGCGGCCCCGACCGAGACCGCTGCCGGCACCGACTGGCAGCACACCCAGTTCAACGCCTCCACGATCACCATCGTGCGGAACACCTTCCCGGCCTACCTCCAGCTCGCTACGGGCGCTACGGCCGCTGACGGCGGTCAGATGCAGGCCAGCGTAGGCACCCGCACCATGTTCGACACCTCGCTGTGCGAGGACATGATGTTCTCGGCGACGGTCAAGTTCACCGACGCCAACAACGACGACGACACCGTCGAGCAGAGCCGCTGGTTCATGGGCTTCTCCGCCGTCGACACCTCGATCCTCACGGCCGTCGACGACTACATCGGCTTCGCCAAGGCCGACGGCACCGGAGCGGTCCAGCTCGTCGCCGACGCCACGAGCGGCGCCCCCGACACCGGCGCCTCCACAACGGCCAGCCTCATCAACCTGAACAGCTCCAACCACAACCTCATCAACAAGTGGGTGACTTTCACCTTCCAGGCCCGCAACCTGAACCGCACTGCCGGCACTGGCGTCGTGCACGCCTTCATCGACTACCACCGCAAGCCGACGGGTAGCCAGCACCCGAGCAGCACCTACGTGGGCTCCATCGACCTGTCGACCAACAGCGACGTGCCCGGCGCCGTCATGTGCCCCTCGATCGCCTTCATCACCGGGGAGGCGGTCGCCAAGAACCTCCTGATCGCCAAGGTGCAGCTCGCGGCCAAGTACGAGCTGGGCTAAGGGAGAGCTGAGCGATGGCCTTTCCGTTCGTCAGCGAGAACCACTTCGACGTGGGTACTCTTGGGCACTTCGACTCAGAGACGGACACCGAGAGCCGGTTGGACTTCCCTCACTTCTCGACCCTGGCGAAGCTCCGACCGGCCCTAGCTCCGTTCTCAGGCTCCTACTGCATGCGCGTCGACCTCCGGAACGACGGCACCCCCGCGGACGCCTTCGTAACTGAGACGAGCTCTTGGGACATGACTGCCGGCACGGGCGAGCTCTACGGCCGCTTCCAGCTCTACCTCTCCGACGATGTGACCATGGCCAATGGGGATGAGTTCGCCATCCTCCTCTTCCACTCCGCTGGCCCGGTAATCGAGTGCGGCATCTACATCAACTACACCACGGCCAATGGCCTCAGACTCGGCACCGGCCAGGACACCAGTGCGGCCAGCCAGTTCGCAGCGATCACCACTGGCCGTTGGCACACAGTCGAGTTCTTCTTCGACCCCGCAGGCGGCGCTGCCTCGACCTTCGACTGCTGGCTCAACGGTACTGCCCTCACGCAGCAGACCGGGTTCACCAGCGCCGACATCACCCAGGGGGTTGTGGGGGTGCTGAGCCAGGATGCGACCACAACAGCCGGAACGGTCCTCTTCGACCACATCGTCACCGACGATGCCCGATTAGGCTTGGTGCTCGATCGCTTCCCCTTCGCGATCCCCGTCACGGCTAGCCGGCAGCTCTTCGTCGGCCCTGGCTGCGTTGACATAGCTCAGATGCTCTCGAGCACCTCCGGCGAAGCCCTGAAGCTCTACGACACCGACGACGCCTCCTCAACCGCCGGGGAGATCATCGACGGTGAGGGTTTCAGCGGTGAGATCAGTGTGGACGGCCTCAAGGTGCTCCCCATGCCGGTCTACTTCCACCGAGGCTGCTACGCCTCGCTCAGCGGAACCAACCCTCGGGCAATCGTCACTCTCGCCCGAGGCGGTACCCACAACGACGGCAACTGGCCCTCCCCGAAGTTCTACTCAGCAACGGGCATCGTCGAGTACGGAAAGAAGCGGGCAGCTCGGAATGTGACTGCTGGGTTCTGAGAGGTTCCCCATGAACCGAGTCCGAAGAATCGTTCGCGTGATGGCGGCCGCCGCTCCTACTGGGCCGCCCCCTCCTTTGACCGGAACGGTGGTGCCGAACACGCCACTGGAGCGCGTAAGCGCAGCGCACGAGGCTCGCTTGGTCCAGATCGCAGCGGACATCTCTGCGATGGGGAATGACCCAGACATCATCATGCTGGGCCACAGTTTTATAGAGCGGTGGTTCAGCCACACGAACGACGCTCAGGGCGGAGCGTCACTCTCGATCCAGCACGGGATTTCTCCTTATGACGTTCCGAACGCAGGGAGGCGAGGAAACGTTCTGAACGCCGGGTCCAACGGCCATCAATGCAACTGGTCTCTCTACGACATGCTTCCCGCTTCGATGAGTGGAGAGGGAATGTTCGACGCGCTCACCACAAACCCGGACCGCATCGGGTACGTCGATCTCGGCACGAACGACATGTGGGTTGCGGGAGAGACGCCTGAAGACACTGCGCTGGGCATCGCCGCTTGCGTCTACTTCCTCATAACCTATGGGAAGTGCCCGCGCGTCGTGCTGCACAACGTGCTCCCTCGAACCGACTTCGTCTCGAACGAAGCGGAAGACTGCAACGCCGCTGTGCTCGCTCACCCCTGGATCGACTATCACGTGAACACCAGCGGAATCATCACCTACGCGGACAGCGACTTCGCAGGGTTCGATCCTGTGACCGACACGAGCGATGGGCTTCACCCGACGGAGCTCGGGTATCTGGAAATCGCGGACGCGGCCGAAGTGGGCTTCAATGCCTTTCTCTCGGAAGTGGACGCGGCCCCCGCAGGAACCGCGGCCTCCGTCGCGTCCAGCGCGCAGAACGGGGCGACGGGGAACCCGGCTTCGGTCAGCATCGCAAGCGTTGCGGTCAGCTCTGCTGATCAGGGGCTCACGATCGTGGGTGTCGTTCGGGGGAACCTCAGCGGCACATCCTTCGCTGCGACTTGGGGAGCGACAGATCTCGGGGCACCTCGCGTCACGAATGCAGACGGGGGTCTTCTTTCTCACTTCATCTGGCACCTGGACGATCCGGGCGTCGCGACTCAGACCGCGACAATCACCCGGACAGGCGGGACGATCACGCATCTTCAGATCTTCACGGTCGTCACGAACAACGTGCAAGGAAGTGGGCATGGGATGGTGATCGCTCGCGATGATGAGAGCTTCCTTGGGGGCGTGAACCCCATTCACTCTGGCTCGCTCGTGCTTGAAGTGGCGTCGAATGCGGGGGGCGGGATCCCTGTGGTCACCTCGGGGCAGACCTCCTTGCAGGCGCGTTCGGACAGCACGACGCATACGCGAGTCGCGAACTCGGGGCCGCTGGCCGATGCGGACATCGCGACGACCGGGTGGGATACGGTCGACGCGCCGACCTCTCGGACGCAGGTGATTACGTATCTGGAACTCGAGAAGCGGGCGTCATGATGAAGGTCCTAGACGAACTGATCCCAGGCACACCTTCCGCGTCTGGTTCTATCTCTCTGAAGATTGGAGACGCGGAAAGCATCCTTCTATTCGACGCCCCCCAACTGAGAAGTCGGAGAGATAGGTAATCATGGCAATCTCAGCGGAACTGGTCGCCTCTGCCTCAATCGGCACTCGATGGGACTCTGTCTTAGCTATTCCCTCTGAGTCGAACTCAGCTTTAGTGGTCTTCCACGCTGGCAGCGGTAGCTCCGGTCTTAGTAGTTCCTGCTTGCTATCCGGGATGCCTATGACTGAGCTCTTTCATGAGTCCCACCTCGCAGGGGATGTCCGCACGACTCTGTCTATTTTTATAGCGTATAGCCCTAGTACCTCTGAGACAGTCAATCTCCAGTCGAGTAGTAGATCCGGATCTGTGATCGCTTGCCTTCTCGGCGGTGTCCTCCAGAGTGCCGGTACTGTCGGTATCATCGAAGGTGGGTTCGCAACCAAATTCCCCGTCACTTCACCATCAAAAACTTCCCAGTTCCTCTTGGGAGCCTGCGCCTATAATCGGGGTTCAGCTACTACGAGTACCGTAGACTTGGTAGGTAGTGTTACTTCCGGCCCTGTCCATCTCTCACTCGCAGTGCCGAGCCTAGGTTCCTTGGTTTGGAATGATTCAGGCGCCAGTTCCGATAAGGTGTTTCATTTCGGCCTCACCTTTGCAAACGCCGAGCCTATAGCTCTAGACGAGTACATCCCGCTCGACTCGGCTGTGTACGATGTCGAGAGCTTCGGTATCACTCCGTTTGATGGTCCCATCGATCCGCAACTATGGGTCGATATGCTGACTTCGACGGCTGCATCCGAGAATGGACCCGGATCGCCTCGTCAGTTCTATTTCAAATATGAGGCGACGTACGAGTTCACGAACAGGATCCCCTGGGAGAGCGCTGACGGGACACTCCAATCAGGAGCGGAAATCATCGGTGCATCGAGGGATGGGACCATCATACGGCTCATGGCCGGAGCGGAAGGGTACAGGAACCCTTACGATGCTCCGCGCAGCTTTATCCGAATCGACAGCCAGTTCAACGCGTCCTCGCCGAAAAACAACGCTTTCTGGTGCTCCGTTCGTCAGTGCACGATAGAGATCGGCAAGGACAATCCAGCGGCCATAGCGATTGAGTTCAACACGAACAATATCGGTCATGTAAGGAACGTTCGCATCCGCTCCGAAGATGGGGGAGGCATCACGGGAATTGGGTACGGCTACCGGTCATACCCGAACGGCCCCTCCATCGCGAAGCACGTCATCATCGAGGGATTTGACTACTCGGTGTCGACATCCGCGAACACTGGAGAGATCAATGGATCGGTCACCCTCGAGGACATCGACTCTCGGAATCCGAGAATCGCGGGACTTTCGATGTTCAAAGTCTTCAGCATGTCGGTGCGCAAGCTCCGATTTTCCGGGAAGGTGCCGGCCGTTCTCTGTCGATCTGAGCACGCGCACCTTGTGCTTCTCGACTCGGATCTTCGCTGGACGGGGACTCCCGGGGTAGACCGTGAGTGCGGAGCGATCTATGTCCGCGGTCCAGGCACGCAGTTCTCTTCGCTGGCTCTGATTCGGAACGTTACGACGAGCGGCTTTGACGCTCCGATTCATACGAATGCTGGGTATATTGGTTCTCCTTCCAGGGGTCTTGCAACCGCCGACTATCGAGAAGGGACGCTAGTTCCGTTTGATGACGACTACATTGATGAATTCGTCCATCCGACACCGCCGATGGCTACGACGGGAGCTGGCGGGACGCTGAATCTGACCCTCCAGGAAACCCCAGAAATCGTGATCGATGACGCATCGAAGTGGGTTAGCGTCGAGTCGTTCGGTGCAGTTGCGTATGACGTAGAAGCGGACTCGATGAATCCCGCGAACAGCTCCCGAGCTGCGATACAGGCTGCGATCGACAGTGGTGCGGAGGTCGTCTACACGCAGGCGCGTCGCGATTACTACGGTGTGGACGGTCCGATCTATCTCCGAGGGAACCTGAAGCGATTCGTTTCGATCGGGCACGCGCACATTCAGCGCAGCACGGGGTACACGGGTCCCGTCATCATCGCGGACGACGGATCTGAAGCCGTAGTGGAGATGTACGGGTGGTGGCTATTCAACATGAACAGCATCTCAGTGCAGATCGACACGTCACGGTCGGTACTGATGCGATACATGCACATTCACAACGCTGGCTATATCGATGTGGACGGCGGGGCAACGCTATTTCTGGAAGATGTGCATATGCTCCAGAAGAGCGTTGCGAGTCCGGACGCACAGCAGCTCCACATTCATTCTGGCTGCAAGGTCTTCGCGCGGCATTTCGACCCGGAGAGCAACCATGGCACGCTCCGTCACATCCGGAACGATGGCGGAGAGCTGTTCATTCTTGGTCTGAAGACAGAGACTGCATGCGGCATCCTCGAGAACCTCAATGGAGCGAAGTCCGAGATTCTGGGTGGGTACCATCTGATGATCGCACTGCCTCCTGCGACATACGCATGGATCAACAACAACAGTCAGCTTTGTTTTTCGACCGTGACGGCGACGTACGACGGGAACCACCCGCAGAACCCTGTCCTTCAAGAGGTGATCGGTGCCGTACCGGTTGACTACAACAAGGATGAAATCCGCGTAACCCGCGCTGGTGGTATGGGTGTGGTCCTCTATGTGGGCCAGAAGCCTCCTGTCATCGAGCCGCCGGCTCCAGTCCCGGATCCTCCCGATACGGGAACAGTAGGGCCGAATACACCGACCGAGCGGGTCAGCGCGGCGCATGACGCAAGAGTTGTGCAAATCCTCGCGGATATCTCTGCGATGAGTGACGACCCGGACATCATCCTGTTAGGTCATTCGTTCGTGGAGCGCTGGTTTGAGTTCGACAACGACACGCGAGGCGGGGCGTCCCTGTCGATTGCGCATGAGTTGCTATATGACGCCGTTCCGAATTCTGGAGGGCGTCGCGGCAACATCCTGAACGTCGGGTCCAACGGGCATCAGTGCAGGTGGTCGCTGTTCGACATGCTCCCTGCCGCTATGAGCGGGGAAGGTCTATTCGATTCTTTGACGGTCAATGCGAACCGGATTGGCATCATAGATCTCGGAACCAATGACATGTGGGTCGCGGGCGAAACGCCAGCGGATACGGCCCTCGGGATCGCTGCTTGCATATACTTCATGATGACCTACGGGAAATGCCCGAAAGTGATCTTGCACAACGTTCTGCCGAGAACCGACTTTGTGTCCTCGGAAGCGGAATCCTGTAACGCTGCCGTTCTTGCGCACCCATGGATCGCCTACCAGATCGGACAAGGCAATGTCTACTATGCAAACTCCGACTTCGAAACGTTCAATCCGCCGGGACCCCCGCTTCTGAGCGATGGGCTGCATCCCACGGAAGAGGGCTACATCGAGCATTGCAGAGCGGCTGAAGCAGGTTTGAATGCTCTTCTAGGCGAGAGCGACGCCTCTCCTGCCGGGCTCGCAGCGAGTGTTGCGTCGAGTACGATCAACGGAGCGGCGGCTTCTACGGTTGCGACCGCTGCGCCTGTGGCGACGACTGCTTCGCATCAGGGAATTACCCTGATCGGAATCTCTCGAGGGAGCCATACCGGGATCACGCTCTCGATGGATTGGGGAGGCGATCTCGGTGCTCCGATCCGAGTCATCCACGGCGACGCTCTTCTCAAGCATTCGATCTGGCATGTGGACGACCCAGGCGTGGCGTCGAATGTGGCAACGTTCGCTGCTGCAGGCGGATCCCTATCGCACATGCAGATCTGCGTTGTGGTGACGAACAATGTAAGCGGGACTGGGCATGTGATGAAGCAATCCCGAGATAGCGATACGTTCCGGGGCGGCGTGAATCCGATCAACTCTGGATCTTTGGTGCTCGAAGTTGCGAGCAATGCGGGGACGGGTATACCGGCGATCACTGGGTCCCAGACTTCTCTGGAGTCTGTTAGCACGAGTACGACGCACTCGAGGGTTGCTGTGGCAGGTCCACTTCCGGACGCGGACCTATACGTGGACGATTGGTCCACTTCGGATCTGGCCTCGCATACTCAAGTTTTGACGTATGTCGAGCTGTTGAAGCGCGCTTCATAAGGGGTCAGTTGTCATGGAAGAGAAAAATTGGTGCCAGGATTGCCAGGAGCTAGAGGCTGTCAAGGATGGCCTATGCCGTGGATGCCTGAGGTTCCAGGAGCAACGAGCAGTCCGTAGCGCTCCTGAAAACGATAGGCAGGAATCCAATAGCGATTCCGATTGAGGCTTACGGCTAACGCATGACCGAGCTCGACCTCTTCAATCAGGCCCTGACTGAGATCGGTGGCTACCTATGACCGCTACAACCGAAACCGGCACTCTCGCCCAGGACGGCTACTACGACGCCTCGGCGGGCACTTGGACCAGTGGCTCGGGCCTTTCGATCGAGGAGACCCTCAGCACCGTAGCGGGCTTCAGATTCACCGGCTTCACGGTGGGGCCGGCTCGAGCGGAGAGCGGTACAGTGACCCTGCGGATCGTCCCTACGGCCGCTCAGGTGCCCGTGACGGTCAAGCTCTACGCCCAGGGGGACTCCAACCCCTCCGCCTTCTCGAACACCAATGGCCCCCTCCTTGAGAACCAGATGAGCCTGACGAGCGACCTGCTCCTCGACTCTCAGACCTTCACCACCCCCGGCGGACGCACCGTCACCTTCGACCTCGACGTGCCCCTGCTGAACGCCGCCATGAACATGACCGAGGAGTGGCAGGGCGCCCTCAACCTCACCCTCCACGTGAGGACCAACGACGGCACCGGCCTCGCTGTGGACGAGAGTGAGAGCGGCCAATCCGCTACGCTCTCCATGTCGGTCGAGCGCACCCTCTTCAGCGGCATCGACGTGAGCGAGCAGGAGTTTTTTGGGTCCCAGTCGGCGGCTGCGATCTGCCCCCTCACTGGCCACGAGGCCCTCAAAGAGGACCTGGTCTGGTCGGAGTACCTGCGGGACTACGTGATGCCCGGGCAGGAGGACCCCGACACGGATGAGCTTCGGCCTGTTCGGGGCCGCTACCGCCTGATCAACGAGAGATAGCCATGGGAACGTTGCAGCTCAGCGAGTTCCGGGACGAGATCCGCTACCAGATCTCCAACCGCAGCGACCTCGACGACTCCGACAGCACGGTCGCAGCTCGCCTCAACCGCTGGGTGAACATCTCGGCTCGCTGGGTGGGTCTCCCAGCCGTCTTCGAGCATCCCGAGCTGAAGACCAGCGCTACGGTCACCCTCGTCGACGGGACTGACAGCTACACCGTTGCCAGTGACCTCTACGCGATTCGCTTCGTCGTGAACGAGACTCAGGACTTCAAGTACGACCCACAGACCGAGCGAGACTTCTACGATCGGGGCTCAGCCGCCCGCCTCTATGCCCGGTCAGACTCGAACGACATCCTGATCGAAGGGACTGACCAGAACGACGGTGACATCGTTCGAGTCTACTACTGGGCCTACCACTCGGCGATGAGCACCGACGCTGCCACCACCGACGTCGGCGACTACTTCGACGATGTGATCCTGGCCCGAGCTACCGCTCTCGGCCACGCCGCTCTCGGCGAGCTCGACCGAGCCGACTACTGGATGAGCTACGTAGCGGACATGATCAACGACCACGCGCCGCCCTCTCGGTTTGAAGCGAGGGACGACGGCTGGCGCAACGAGCACATCCGCACCGGCAACGCCGTGATGGGGCGAGGGAAGTGATATGAAGCGTTGGCTGCCCTTTCTGATCGTCGCTCTGGCCACCGTTGGCTACGCCCAGTGGGACGCCTCCTTCGAGGCTGACCCGGCCAACACCGACCCGGTCAGCCAGGCCGACGACAACATCCGGGAGACCCGGGACGAGGTCCGCAATCGGATCGAGACCGAGATGGACTTCGGCGAGTTCGGCAACGTTACGACCGACACGGGTCGCCTGTTGCAGGGCGCCGCCCGAGCTTTCAGTCAGTCCGCTGCCCCCACCGTCGACGGCACCATCACGGCGAGCTGCCTCACCGAGGCGGACTTCGACGGCAACCAGGGCTGCGATGGCGGGCGCCTCTGGCACGACACCGACGACGACTCCCTCTACATCTCGATCGACAGCGGCGCTGACGGGGACGCAGATAGCTGGCAGCAGCTCGCCCCGCTCGGCACCAAGACGGTGTTCGTTCCCGCTGCAGCGATGCGCCCCGCGACGACCAACGGCGCTGCCTCCGTCGCCCAGGTGGAGCTCACAGCGGGCCAGCCCGAGCTAGTCGTCCTCGACTTCGACGGCACCAGCGACGAGTTCGCCCTGTTCAACCTGACCTTCCCGGACAGTTGGAACGAGGGCACCCTCACCGCCAAGTTCTACTACACGGTCTCAGCCGCCGTTTCGACCTCCGTGGCCTGGTACTGGCAGTGCGTAGCGGTCTCCAACGACGATGCGATCAACACGGCCTACGGAACCCTTCAGGTCGTGGGGGACGCCTTCACCGGGACCTCGAACGACCTGGCCGTCACGGCCGCCACCTCAGCTCTCACCGTCGGCGGCACCCCAGCCACAGCCGACATGACCTTCTGTCGGGTCGGCCGGGACCCAGACGAGACCAACGGGCAGACCGACGACACGAGCCAGGACGCTCGGCTGATCGGTATTCAGGTGAAGTACACCGTTGATGCGTACAATGATGACTAGAGTCAAGCTAGTTGCAGCGGGCCTATCCCTAGTCCCGTTCCTCGCATTTGCCCAGCTCACCGTCAATGAGCTGACTGGCTTTGGCGCTGGCGGCACTGGGCCAGTCAATCTGGCAATCACCTCCTCTACAAACGACTACAACATCTGCACCGCAGTCCAGTCCACGGGAGTGAACCCCGCCACTACTCCAAGCGGCGTTGTGACAATTACCATCTCCAACAGCGTAATTGTGGGCTCAACTTCTAGCTCCACGCCGGCTATGCAGACTGGGGACTGCGGTAGTTCTTGGCAATCTGGCTGGACCGTTACCATTGTAGTTGCAGGTACGGATAGCGCCCGAATCGAAGGTAGAGGCGGCGATGGTGGCACCGCGGGGTGCACAGTAGCTTTTAGTTCCATTGGCGCGGGAGGAGGAGGCGGCGGAGGCGCAGGTACCCAAGGAGGTTCAGGCGGCATTGGAGGCTCGGAGGTCTGCGGTTTCACCCCAGTAGGGTCCGAAGCCGGTACAGACGGTACCGCTACGACGGGCGGTTCCGGCGGGACCCATAGAAATGGCTCAGAGTCCGGAATGTTTGCATTCAATCCCGGGGATGGTGACGACGGTGGCGATGCTCTCGAGGCGACCGACGGCGGCCCTGATATCAGCCTAGCTCCTGAGTCTGGCGCAACGCTTGAAGTCTGGGGCGGGGGAGGCGGTGGAGGTGGCGGTACCCAAGGCATCCCGGCTTCAGATGGTGGGGCTGGGGGAAATTACGGCCAAAACGGCACAGCCGGCTCAGGCGGCGCCCCTGGTAGCGGCGGCTCAAATGGCTTGGCCTACTCTGAGCCCGGGTCGGCATCTGTCGTCGAAGTGGGTCCAGGCACTATCGATGCAGTTGGCAGTTAGCGATCCACTTGGCAGTGTGGTGACCTGAGCCATGCCCAGCCGTCTAGGACAGCACCAGCGACGCCGCCTGGACCGAAGGGGTGATCGCTCCCGAGCCCGGCAGATCGAGCTCTCTGAGCCTGAGTTCGTCCCGATCGGTCCCCCTTGGGGTGGCTACTGTCCGGACCTCGGTTCAGAGCTCACCGACTGGCGGGACGCGAAGACCTGTCAGGGGTTGGTGCACCTGAACGGCAAGATGACCTATCCGCCTGGGTTCGTGGAGCTCGGCACAGCGCCCGATGCCAACCCGGTGACAGGCGTCTTTCTCCTTCGCGACATCACGGACAGCCCCGCTACGCTCAGACGCTACCGGGTGACCGCCAACGCCACCCTTGGCCACCTCTACGAGTACGTCGCGAGCTGGACCAACCGAGCCTATACCGGAGCGGGTGCGGGCCTCTCAGGCGACTCGAGCGGGGTTGGGGTGGCTCAGACGCTCTGCGACTTTGCCTACTACCCGGTCGACGACGCCCTGATAATCACCAACGCTCTCGACCCCGTCTACACGCACCAGCCAGGCGGCGCCACCTACACCGACTTCAGCCCTGCAGTGCTGAACGATTTCAAGGCCCGATCGGTCTGCTCGGCCGCCTCCCGCATCATGTTTTTCAACACCACCGAGTCGGGCACCACCTACCCCTATCGGGTGCGCTGGACCACCACCGGGGCGAGCCCCACTCTCGACACCGCCTCGCTCGGAGCGGGCTTCCTGGACCTGATCGACACAGCCAGCGAGGGCGTTGCAATCCGCCCCATCGGCAACTTCATCGCCTGCTACATGCGCCGGGGGATCTACTTTCTGAGCCAGACCGGCGAGGTCTACGACCCCTTCCGGCAGGAGCAGATCAGCGAGCAGCGAGGGCTGTTGGGGACCTTCGCGGTGACAGCTCTGGGAGAGGGCCGCCACTTCTTCATCGCCAACGATGGCTGGTTCTACCTGGACGATGATGGCCGCTTCCTCGAGCTGGGCCTCCGCTCCACCCAGTACGGTATTTTCCCCAAGTGGAAGCGCACCTTCTACTCGAACCTGAACTTCGACGCTGACTTCCGCATCTTCGCCCAGTATGACCGCTTCAATCAGTTCGTCTGGGTCCTTTGGGTCTCGGCCGACAGTGACCACCCCGATAAGCTCTGGGTCTACGACATCCGCACCGACACGGTTTGGCCTGTGGATAGCATCTTCTCGAACGTGCCCAACGTGCTCGGCCTGTTCAGCACGCTCAGCGACACCGAAACCTACGCCACCATCTCGACCACTTACGCGACCGAGACCCGCACCTACTCCGACCTGACGGTCAAGGCGGGGGCCGACCTGTTCGTGGTGGGTGATCGCACTGGGCAGGTGCTGGAGCAGGAGATCGGCACCGTAGCGGTGGACGGCACCACCCCCACCTACAGCTTCACGAGCTGGGAGAAGGCGCTTGGCCGGTCCGACCAGCTCAAGACCTGGCACCGCCTGAATCTGAAGTATGTGCAGCAGGGAAGTGCTGGGGCGGTCAACACTCAGTTCATCGCCGACGACTCCACCCAGAACGGCTCTATCACACAGCGGACCACCACGGCAGGTCGGGACGCCGTCGACTCGGTGATGGGTCGGCTGACCGGCGCAGTCCTGGCCTACCAGCTCAGCGGCACTCACCCGCTTGAGGTGAGTGAGCTCAGCGCCGAACTCCAGCAGACCGGCTCCAAGCTCAAGAGGTCTACCTGATGGGCAATGTGCCGAGGAGCTTCCAGACTCGGGTGCATGAGGCGGCTCTCTCGGACGTCTCGAGCCTCCCCGACGCTCCCGAGGACCGAGTGCGGGTGCTCCAGGACCGCTCCACCCAGGCCATCCTCTCCCTCCTCAAGCGCTACGAGCGGCTAGCCCGGATCCTCGACAACGAAGTCGAGCTCGGCTACCCGGACGACGGCGCCGGTACCCCCCGAACCAGCAATGTCCGGCTGAGCTGGGCGACCGCCTCGATCACCAACGCCAATCAGCTTGGGTCGGGAGCGGGAGCGCCTGTCACCTTCACACACAACTTGGGGGTGCCCGTAACGACCGTCCCGACCACAGGCGATGACTACCCCAATGTGAGGTGGGTGGCGGTCTGTGTGCAGCATGGGGACCGTACGGGGGCGAATGCCGGCCCCGCTGCCACAGCCAACGCCGCCCACACCTCGCTGCACTTCCTCCTCGGCGACACGGTCACGACCAACGCGATCGAACTGCGGGTGCATTCGGACCTGACACCGAGCGCGACTGAGCCGATCACGATCGATGTGGCATTCGCCCCGGCGGTGATCTAAGTGCTAGGATAGTCAAGAGAAATGGTCCGCCCCGCCACCATCTTCGACCTCCCCTTCGCCCTGCGCTGCTGGGCGGCGAGCTGGTGTCAGCGGCCCGTGGCGGGCCTCGAGCTCAAAGGGGAGCTCGCTCGGCAGGCTCAGCTCTTCTGCCGGGTCGTGAGCGGGGAGCAGCTTGGGGTGGCCCTCGTGGCGCCTGGGGAGCGAGGCTTCACCCTCTGGGCCGGCCAACCTCCACTACTCACCGACGCTGGCCTCTACGTGGTGCCTGAAGCTCGCCGGCAGGGTGTTGCAAGGGAGCTGCTCCGAGCGGTCCGGGAGCAGGCCAAGTCGCTTGGTTTCGAGCGGATCGCCGTTGCCCCTCACACCGGCAACGGTCCGAGCCGAGCCCTGTTCGAGAGTGAGGGCTGGCGAGCCGAGCAGATTCTCTACTTGAGGGAGGTCTAGGCGATGCCTTGGGCAGCAATCATTCCGGCTGCAATCAGTGCTGTGGGCGCCCTCGGGTCCGCCTATTTGGGGAGCAAGAACCAGGGCGGCGGCGGGGGGATTGGCGCCTTCAGCCCCTCCAACCCCGCTCAGTTCGCCCTCAACGATCTGTTCGGAACTCGCCTCTACAAGCACGGCCACGGCGCGGACGCAGGCACCGTCTCCCTCATCAACGACCCCCGCAACCCTGGGATCTTCGGAGACAACCTCAAGCAGTCCATTGCGGACTTCTCTTTCAACCCTCTTCTACCGTCGCAGGCTGAGAGCGACTTCATCGGGCAGATCTTGAACAGTGCCCCACAGCGGCTCGACTCAACCCTCTCGAGCCTGGCGGGCCTGCGATCGGACGCAAGGCAGAACTTCGGTCAGGCCCGCGACCTCACTCTGGACCTAGCCAACACGGGCTTCGCTACCGACGCGACGCCGCTCTTCGAGTTGGCCAACGACGAGTTCCGGCGCAACGTGCTGCCGGCGATTGCCGAGCGGCAGGGCGCCCTGGGTGGGTCGATTCAGAGCTCAGGCTTTCAGAACCTAGCGGGCCGTGAGGCAGCGAACCTACTAAGCGAGGCCGCCCGGGCGAACATCGGGCTGGCTGAGAATGCCGCCCAGCGACGGGCAGCCGCGGTCCCTCAGCTTGGAGCGCTGGCAGGTTCGGAGGGCTCGCTGCTGGCCAGCCTGTTTGGAACCGAGGCAGCGTTGCCGGTGGGCTTCGCGCAGGACGTGCTCAACCTGGGCACTGCTCACCGCAACGTGTTTGAGGCGGCCCGGGCGAGGCCGATCGACGTGTTCTCGCAGCTCGCTGGTTTGGGCGGCCCGGGCACGAGCGGCTTCCTCCAGGGCGGCTTCAGTCCTGGCGGCTCCACAACCTCTGACATCTTCTCGGCGCTCAGCAGCAACGCAGGTGGCATCGCCCAGCTCCTCAAAGGGCTCGGCGGCTTGTTCGGGGGCGGTGGCGGGGGAGCTCCGGGCTCCAGTGGTCCGGCCTACAACCCCGCGCTGACAGCGTAGGAGGTCGTCATGCCCAGCTCGATCGAGAAGCGACTGGACGATCTGAATCGGCAGCTCGAGGATCTGCGGAAGGGCGGGGCCGTTCAGCCCCTCCGCCTTCAGGACCTAGTGGGGCAGCAGATCTCGGCTCCGATTCCGATTGGCGCCACGCAGCAGCAAGGGTTTGCGCCGCATGGGCCGAACCTGACCTTCACTGGCGGCCTCCCCTTTCAGCCCAACAACACAGGCGCCATCGTGCACAACGCGCTCAACTTTGCTTTCTCCCTTCGCTCGGAGCTGGAGAAGTTGAAGAAGAAGGCGAAGGAGCAGCAGCAGGGGGCGAGCAATGCCAGGGCCTGAGCGCATCGTTGACACCATCGAGAAGCAGCTCAAAGAGCAGGCCAAGGCCCAGCTCGACGTGCAGACGGCTGTACTCCGAGCGGCAACGCAGCAACAGCTCAGCCAGCAGCTCACCGAGCTGGGGATCAAGCGAGCGATGGCTGAGACGGAGACGGAAGCGCAGGCCAATGCTCCGACCGAGCAGGCCCCTCAGCCGTTCAGACTGTCGGACCTGAGCGCCATTCGGGAGCAGAAGATCAGCCCGCAGCAGCCGATGCAGCAGGTGAACCCGGCGCAGCTCACTGAGACGCTCGGACAGATGGGTCAAGCTGTGACGCAGGGCGGGCAGCCGCTGCCAAGCGCTGCTCAGGGGCTGCCGGTAGCGGGCGGCGAGATCGTCACGCGCACGCAGGACTTCGGGGTGAGTCCGGAGCGAGTGGGGCAGCAGGGCTTCATCATGGTGCCGAATGCGCAGGAGCGCGTGACCCGAACGCCCAATGCGCTGACGGCTCAGGACCTCGCTCGGCTGCGGCAGAGCGAGCAGCAGTTCGGGGCTGCGCAGACAGCGGAGGAGCAGCGGTTTCAGCAGACCGAGCGGCGCCTCCGAGCGGGCCAGTTCACCCAGGCTTACCAGGAGCTTGCTTCGGAGGGCGTGGAGCCGCAGCGAGCCGCGGGCTTGGCCCAAGCGATTGCCAGCGGCAACGTCGCTCAGGTAGAGGAGCTCGCGAAGGGGCTACCGAAGACGCTCAGCGCGAGGCAGAAGGAGAGTGCCATCCGGGTGAACGAGATGAATGCCCGGTTGGCTCAGGCTCGAATGGCGGCTGAGCTCGCACAGCTCGGGCAGAGCCGCACTCGATTGGACCTGCTGGCAGGCTGGCAGAACTACGCTGGCGAGGACCCTCCTTCGATGGAGCAGCTCCGCCAAAGCCTCCGACAGGGCCTCGACGAAGACAACAAGGTACTGCTGCGGGACGCACAGATCGGCTACCTCGCCCGAGGACAGGCGGTGTTCCTGGAGGCCAGTGGGCTGAGCAAGCTCTGGGGCGGCAAGGACGCCCGAGGGCTCGACGCCTATGAGGTGGTCGGGCGCATCTCGCAGTACCAGAACGGCTCGGCGACCGAGGCACAGGAGGCTCAGAAGGCGCTTGAGGAGCTGGGCTTCGAGGTGAGGGCGGTGAGGTTGCCTGACGGGAGCGCTGTGGCCGAGCTTCAGCCCCCCGCAGGCTTGGACGAAGACCTGGGGCGGGGGCTCCTGAGGATCGCGAGAGGTGAGAGGGCGGCTCTCGCAGGTGGGAAGTCCTTGGTGGAAGTAGCCCCCGCCCCATCGGACCCAGGCGAGGAGCCGCCGCAGAGGCCGCCGAGAGATCCTGTGGCAGGGATCGGTGGGCGCCAGACCAGGGGCACGCAGACGACGGCCACTTTGGAGGCCCTCCGAAGCTCACTCGAGGGGCTCGGTAGGGGCCAGAGTCGGCTGCCGTGACGATCCCGGACTTCAGGATCGCTCGCCGCCTCAGCCCCGAGGAGGCTGACCGGCTCGAGAACGTGAGCCCTGTTGGGGATTTTCTTGGCGGTCTCGTGGTGGGAGCTAGGCGGGACCCCCTCGCTGGCTTCATCGTCGATCGGGTGACAGAGGCGCTCCCGGGCGTTGGAGTGGAGAAGCTGGAGGAGCTCGAGCTAGGCCTGGGGCGATCGGGCGCTGCCCAGGCGGGCCAGTTCATCGGGGAGTGGGGCTCCCTTTTGGGCATCGGGGCGGGAGCCTTTGGACTCGGGCGGGCTGCCGTCGGGGCGGTGCTCAAGACAGGGGCCCGGGGGGCGCTCGCCAACTCCCAGATCGCAGCTCGGCTGATTGGCGGCTCCCTGGGGGTGGGGGCCTCAGAGGGGGCGAGGGAGCTCGCAGCGGGCGGCTCCGGCGAGGACGCAGCGAAGGCAGCGGCGATCGGGGCGGCCCTGACGGCGGGCTTTGAGGGAGCGCTGATTGGGGCGGGGCGAGCGCTCAGCCCGAAGGGGCGGCTGTTCGACCGAGCGGGGCCGAGGGAGCAGTTCGTCGAGCGAGCCCGCAGCTTCACTGAGGGGCAGGTGGGTGGGGTCGGGAGGGATGCTGCCGGGCGGCCTGTGCTGAGCGGGAAGCTCGGGGAGCTCTCGAAGCTGCGAGGTCGGTTGGCGAAGGTCACGGGGGAGCTGCGCTACCAAGAGGAGCTGGCTAACCCAAGGCAGGTGCCCCTGTTCGCGGACGATGTAGCTCAAGCGGCTGGGAAGGCCGAGCAGGGGGTTCTGTTCGCTGGAGCTGAGAGGGCGGGTCGCTCCAAGCTTGAGGCGCTCCGAGGACGGGCTCGCCGGCTCGAGCAGCGAGTAGCGCAGAAGAGCACTGAGGTGCGGGCGCTTCGCGGGTTCGCCCAAGGGGACGTGACGCTCGACGCCCGGATCCTACAGCCGGGGCCAAGCCCAGTAGGGGAGGGTCAGCTCCAAGAGGCCCGGCAGCTCCTCCGCCAGGTGACCAACACGCCCGAGCGCTACGCCTCCAAGCTCGGCGTGACAGCCACCCGTGCCCTCCAGCTCTTCGAAGACAAAGAGGTCACGATGGAGGCCATTCGGCGGCCTCAGAACCTGGCCCGGCTCGGGAAGCTGCTCCGGGAGCTCGGAGACGAGTTCGGCATCGACGTCAGGCCCTTCATGCACCGAGGGGAGGTGCACCTCGACAAGGTGGGCTCGGCGCTCGTTGGGGTGTTCGATGACTTCGAGCGAGGCGTACGGCACGGGGGGCGGAAGGATGTGCTGTTCGATCAGCTCGACGATCTTCTGAAGAGCACCTACGAGCCGCTGGCGAAGATGGGCGCTCAGCCCCTACAGACCGCCGAAGAGCTCGCTCGGAAGGGCACCCAGCGCTACCTGCCCCATGTGATGAAGGACTTGCCGGAGGCTCGGAAGCGAGCGGTGCTTGAGGCGGTGCTGCGCCGCGACAACCCCACTCTCCCCCTCCAGGAGATCCAGGCTCGGGCAGCCAACATCATGAGCCTCGAGCGGGACTTCGGCGTGCGGTCGATCGGCTCGGTCGAGTACGAGCGCGTCCTTGGGGGAACGCTGAAGAGCAAGATCGAGGCGGGGCTGATGGAGGACCCAGCCACGTCGATCTGGCGCTACCTCAACAGCGTTGCGGAGCGGGAGGAGATTGCGAAGCGCTTTGGGTTCAATGGGGAACTGAGAGGGGCGATCGTTGAGATGGCCCGCCAGGAGGGAGCTGATCCTGGGGCGGTAGGCTCCCTCCTGGATCACTTCCTTCACAGGAAGTGGGAGCCCCACGCGAGACGCCGCTTGGCTCAGTCGGTCACCTCGCTTCAGAGCGCGCTCAAGCTGACCCTCGCGGCGCTGCCCAACGTGACGCAGCCCGCCAACAACGCTCTGGCCTTCGGCTTTCGGTCGTCACTGGCAGGCGTCCGTAAGGCGCTGATCGGTGGGCGAAAGGGCATTGGTGCCGAGGTGATGGGGCTGCTCGAGAGCGAGTTCGGCATGATGAACCGGGCGATGAGCGGTGTGCAGGAAGCGTCGCTGCTGGACCGATTCGCCCAGGCCACCCTGAAGTATTCAGGCTTCACCCGTACGGAGGGGTTCGCTCGACTCGCCTCGGCCAATGCGGGTGCCTACTTCATCGAGAAGGAGATCGCTCGGGGGGTGACGGGCCGGCTGCGAGGTCCCGCTCGTGACCTGGCCCGACGGCGCTTGGCTGAGCTGGGCATCGACCTGGAGCGGGTGCTGCGGGAGGGCGGGGCTCGGATGGCCGCCGGTGAGCCCACCCGAGCGGTGGTGGACTCCGTCCTAGGGGCGGACGTGTTCGCCAAGGGAGTGTACCGGGCCGCTCAGATGACTCAGTTCATCCCAGGCTCGACCAAGATCCCTCTGGCCTGGCAGTCCAGCCTTGGGCGGGTGTTGCTTCAGTTCAAGGGATTCGCCCTCAACCAGGGGAAGCTGGTGAGGGATACGGTGTTGGCTGAGGCCGCGAGGGGGAACCTCGGACCGCTGGGGGCCTTCCTTGCAATCTACCCGCTGAGCGGTGAGCTCGTTGCGGGCTCCCTGGCGGCAATCAAGGGGAGACCACGAGAGGCCCCTCAGAACCCCATCGTGCGCCTCTTGGACGACGCTACCTACCTGGGGGCTGGTGGGTTGGTTCAGAGCGCCCTCATCAACGCTCAGTATGGTCGGCTGGGGGACTTCCTGATCGGCCCGACCGCGAGTGACTTCGTCGGTCTCAGCGAGGCCCTCTACCAGAGCGCGGCTCAGTTCGATCCGAGCCCGCTCGGGAAGGCGGTTGGGCGGCAGCCTCTCCTCAAGACCTTCGGACGGGCTCCAGCGTTGGTCGGGGCGGCAGCAGCGGTGGGGCTCGCTGGCATCGACCAGATGGAAGACCTGCTAGGCTCGATCGAGGCGGGACCTGAGCAGCCGGCAATTGGAATGGATGAGTTCAGAGAAGGGTTCAGGCAATGAAAATCAAAGGCAACCGCACCCACGCTTTGAGTGGTGTTCTGATCGCGAAGGGAGTCCTCGCCCTCTGCGGAGTCTCCCTTGACGGTGAGGCCGCCCCCGAGCCCGTCACCACCTTCGAGAACTTCGACCAGCAGCTCCGGGCGAGCCAATCGAAGGGGGACCGCTCGGACGCCACAACCGACATCCTGCTCGGTGGGGCTCTCTCGGCCCTCCGCAGTGGGGTCAAGAAGGAGCAGT